CTTTATCATTCCAATTAAATGATACTGGTCTTATTTTATTTATTACATCCAACGCATTATCTATTGTTTTTATATTCTTTTTTAATCTCTTATCTGACGTTGTATATGCTGTTACCTCTCCAGTTGCTTGAATATTTCCAGTTACTGTTAATCCAGATGAAGCTGTTAATAACCCACTAAATGTTCCAGTAGTACTACTAATCCCAGCATTTGCTGTTAATAAAACACTATTAACAGTTAATCCATTATTAGCTGTTAATAAACTACCAAAATAACCAGTTGTACTACTAAATCCATTATTTGCAGTTAATAATCCGCCCACAATAACAGTACTTGATGATTTTATTGTTAATGAAGTTAGATTATTAGTATTATATCCACAAATTTGTAAAGGTACAGAAGCCGTCCATGCGCTATTTCCAGCTTCTATATATCCTGTACCCGATGATTGTACTATTGCTATTTTTGAAGTTCCATCATTTAAATTTATTGAGTTAAAAGTTGGATTACTTGTAGTTGATACAGATTGATTTAATGGATAAGAAGTTATATTAGAGGATGTACCAGTTGTATTTTGATTCAAAGTTGGATATAAAGATGTATTAGTAGGTAACGAAGTTAAACTGCTTCCACCACCCACAAAATAAGTTGCACTAACTGCATTTGGAAAATAAGTATTTTTATTGCTATCATAAGTTTCAACTGTCCTAATACCAGTAGGATAACCTCCAAACCATTCTATGGCATATAAATTAATTCCATAAGTTGTACTAGCATTCGCTAATGAAAATGTTACTCTTACTTGACTAAAATGTCCTGAATCATTTGCTGTTGGATGAAATGGGATTGTGCCATGTTTCATACTAAAATGACCTGGCCAATTATTTACGCTTCCATTTGATACCGTAGTCCATGAACTTGTATATAAAGAATATTGTTCAATTTTAATATTTACTGATTGACCTTGTGTAGATAAATATGAATAAAAATAATTTAAATATACATATCCAGTTTGTGATGCGTTCCATGTTAATCTATATCCTGTATTAGCTGGAGCATTGCTGGGAATAATCAAAATATTATCACTTTGACCCCCACCGATCATTATATTAGCTAATTGTTGAGATGTTGCTTTTGTTGACGTTGTCCACGTAGTTCCATCGCTTGTTTCTTCTTGTAATATTGCAGGAATAAACCTTAATTTATTATTAAATTGTCCTGCAAACAAAGCCATTTCTTCAGTATACGGATTGCCTAAATTTCCACGTGATTGACCTGGTATTTGAAAAACATTTGTAATACCTCCATTTGGATTATAAATACCATTTGTGGTTAATCCTGCAAAAGTTGGAGAACTAGTAGTTGATACTGATTGATTTAAAGGATAAGAAGTTATATTACTTGCCGTTCCAGTTATTGAAGCAGAAGATGTAATATACCCATTTGGATTAGTTGAATTATAAGGAGTATATCCTAATGCACCTGTTACTTGTGCGCTTGTAATTCCTGTTAAATACGTATTACTATCTGTACTTCCATCTGCTTTTAAAAATTGTGATGATGTTCCACCAGATTTAACAAATGATGTCGCTGTAACAGTTCCAGTTACTGTTAATCCAGATGAAGCCGTCAATAACCCACTAAATGTTCCAGTAGTACTACTAATTCCACTATTAGCCGTCAATAACCCACTAAATGTTCCAGTAGTACTACTAATTCCACTATTAGCTGTTAATAATCCACTAAATGTTCCAGTAGTACTACTAATTCCACTATTAGCCGTCAATAACCCTGTTAATGTACCACCACTAAGTGGTAAATAATTAGATAAATCTAATGTTGTTGCCAATCTTGTATCACTACCAGAACCATTTTTTTGATATAATCCATCACTTTTTGCACCTAATGAAATAAATCCTGAATTTGAATTATTCAATGAAGGTACTGCTAATATATCTAATTGTGTTAAAAACTGTTTTGCTGCCATTTAATATTACTTTTATTATATATGTATTAATTATGTATGATTGAAATATAAAAGATGATATAATTAAATATAATATATATAAATACAATATAAATAAATATATCATCTTTTAATAATAATTATTCATTTATTTATCCTACAATAACATAAGAATAAGTACCACTTGATGGTGCTACATTAAAATAAAATGTAGTTGTACCTGCAGTTGCAGTTTCAATATCACAATCAACAACTACACCACCACTTGTTGTAAATACTTGCGCTATTACACCACTTGTAAATCCATGGTTTACACTAAAAGATGTAGTACCACCTGTTATAGTTCCAGTAACTTTTCTTGTTATAGCACCGCTTGTATAACCAGTACCACCATGAGCTACATCGATTGGTGTACCATTCCAAATTCCTTGTGTAATAGTTTTATTTGAAGTATTTATAATAATACCATTTGCTCCACCCACAGTTAAAGTTGAACCACTCAAAGATAAAACATCATTTGTATTTAATTTATAAGTTTTACCTGAAGCCAAATCCATGTTTTCGGAACTAGTCCATGCTCCAGTAGCACTAAGCCAATTAAATGTTTTATTTGTTGTTCCATCCAATGTTATACCGCCTCCATTTGCAGTTGTATCCGTTGCACCTGAAACACTTCCTAATTCAATGTTTTTGTCTGCAACTGTAACAGTAGTAGAATTTATGTATTCGGTTGTACCATTTACAGTTAAATTACCACTTACAATTAAATTATTGTTTATTGTAGTAGTACCACTGGTTGCACCAATACCTAATGTAGTTGCTGCAGTTAATAAATTAAATGTAGTAGTACCTGCAACTATGGAAGTTGATATTGTAGGACTTGTACTAAACACAACACTACCAGTTCCAGTTTCATCTGTTAATGATGTTGCCAATTGGGATGATGTAATAGAACCCGTTGCTGTTCCGTAAAGCGTTCCAGATGTTGGGAGTGTTACATTTGTTGCACCCGTTGTAGTAAGCGTTAAAGCATTGGCACCTGAAGTTATTAAATTACCTCCCAATGTTATTGTTTTACCTGAATTGTTAACACCAGTTCCACCATATTGTGGATCTATTGTAGTACCCTTCCATGTTCCTGATGTAATTGTTCCAACTGATGTTAAGGACGAATAAATAATATTACTTGCTAATGTTGTACCTGAAAGCGTACTTGCATTTGCAACTACTGCTACAGTTGAACCACTTGTAACTAAGCCTTTTGCATTAACTGTTAATACTGGTATTGATGAAGAACTTCCATAAGTTCCAGGACTTGCGTTAACAGTAGCTAATGTTAAATTCATTGCAGTTGAACCATTACCAGTCACATCACCAGTTACTGTAATATTTTGATTACCAGTTAAAAATGTTCCTAATGTTTGTGTTATAGTAGTTCCGCTTTTTGAAATTGATGTAACAGCGTTACCACTTCCACTTGTAGCTATGGTTGTTGCACTACCATTTTCAAGACTAACTATTCTTTGTGTTAATTGATAGGTTGTATATGCATTAAAAGTACTGGTTAAATCACTATCCAAATAAGTAGTACTACCTGATAATAAATTTGCATAACTATATACAGTGCCTATTAACCCACTTCCACCACCAGTAGCTCCACTTGATGATCCATAAGCTGACACTGAACCAGTGGCATATACATTACCAGTTATAACTAAATTTCCATTTGAATCAACACTAATCGGTACTGAATTTGAACCATTATTTAGTGTTAAAGATGTTATTCCACCCAATGTTGTTGATGTACTGCCTATCTTTATTGCCGTTGAACCTATTGTGATTGGTGTATTTAGTAAATAATTGATTTGTCCTTGTGTTTTTCCAAAAGCAGTTAAAATAGTATCACTTGCAGCAATAGTATTATTTAATCCAGTTGTATAACCATCTAACGTTGAGCCTATTGCTCTTCCACCTGTAAAATACAAATTAGATCCTTCTGGAACAACCGAAGTATTAAGTGTTTGCCATGATTTGTCCCCTCTCCAATATTGTGCGGTTGAACCTGATACAATTGCTGGTTCACCGCCTAGGTCAAGAAGTGTATTACCCATCGGTGTCCATGCAGTACCATTCCAATATTTAAGTTTCTTTATATTTGAATTATAAATTAATTGACCTGCAATAGGTGAGCTGGGATCGGTTGCCAAATTTTGAATTACTGAGTTTAATAATTGATTTTGGCTTAAATCTATATCAACCAAAAATGTTTTTTTTGCCATAATTGTTTTATTTATTTATATTATATTCTTATATATATTATTTATTAATTTAAATATGCTGATCCAGTAAATTGTGCTGAAAAAGATATTGTTAATGTATTTAAATCCATATATGTTATACTTCCTTCTACAACTGTATTTGCTGAATCAACTACAATTACAGAAGGATATTTATTTAGATTATGTAAAATAGTCCATGTTGATGATGGTGTATTTTGTGTATATACAAAATTTTTATCACTTATTATTGTGCTATTGTTGGTATTAATATTATTACCATTATTAATAATAACATTATTACTTGATGAATTCGGTATGTCGTATTGTATAAAGTCCATTTTATAATTTTATTTATATAATATTTATATTATATTTATATTATATTTATACCACATTTCTTATTGTTAATAAATTATTATCCATTTGATAATCAATTGCCATTTTTGTAATTATATAATTATCATCAGGAAATAATTTATTCAATTTTAATAGTGAATAAGGTTTATATTTATTTTCAAGTGTTAAATTTATAATTTTTTGTGGAGATGAATATTGATTCACATAATTTTCAATAATATTGTATTCTTGTTTTTGTGAAACATGTAAACTATTATCAAATAGTGAGTTACAATAAGCAAATGTATCTCCAGATGCTTGTATTACACTTGAATAAGATATACCCTTATTTGTATCGGTTGCAACAGTTAAATCTATATTATTAAATATATTAACAAAATCATCATTAATTACATTAACATATTGTGTATCAGTTGTATTTATTTTATCTGTTTGAGATGTAACTATTTGAATAGAAAAATTCTTTAACCACACTGCATCTACTCTATAAGCTGGAATAATGTTTTGAGGTGAATATAATGTAAATTTAATATCACCAACCAATCCATCTGCTTCGCTAATAGGTATTAATTGTCCTTTTGTATTAAAAAAATTAGAAGCATAATCTGTATCTAATACATCAAAAAAAGTATAATACAGATGATTAGAACTTCCTCTATCAAAAAATATTTTAAAAGTAGAACTATTAAGTGTCCATTTCGTTCCATCCCAATATTTATTACCAATTGATAATGATGCGGTTAAAAATAATGTTTGGTTTGTAAAACTTGTATCTTCTTTTCGTGACCATTTGTCGTACATAAATAGCGGAGGATCAACAACTTGAGTATCTCCAAAATTAGCAACATCACTCCAGTATGCACTACCATTTATAACTAAACCCATTTTAGGCATTAAATAGCCACATTCTGGTACTGCATTTAAATTAAGCGTTAAAACTGGCATAAGTGCATTTTGTGCACTAGTTGGATATGCAGGTAAATGACTATGTAATAGAATATATTTTTCAAATGATAAAGTAGAAACAGCAGGAGCTGTTGAACCAACTGGATATTCATTCCAATTTATTGAATGAGCAAAATAATCTATTATGGTTGCTCCAATATATTTTTGTGTTGTTGTATAATCAACGGTATTAATATTTTGTAAACCCCAATCTAAATTATTATTATAATAATAGGAAGTATAATTTTTATGTTTATAATATTTAAAAAAATAGTCATAACCAACTTTGTCTGTATTTAAATAAGTTACAGCCAAACTATAAGCATTCCAATCTCCTTGATAATTAATTAATAAATTATTATCAAAAAAATCAGGTAATAAATTTTTATTTTGATTTAGTCTTGATGTGATAACAATTTGATTATATGTTTTATCTAATTCTAAATTAGTATCTGAATTTCTAAATGAATCTTTATCAATATATTGAATATCATAAAAACTAACTTGACTTGTTGTATAATTATTCCAGTTGTCTGTGGTTGAATATAAAGTATAATTTGATTTACCACTTTTTATATAGTTATAATTTAGAATATATACAGAATCTTTCCAAGCCACTATAGTATAATTAAGATATTCTAATATAGCTTTTAACACATCAGCATAATATACAAATTGATTTGCCAATATATATACATTATCATTATTAATATTTACCGAATTATCAATTATCTTTGAATTATTTGCAGTATAAAAATTAGCCTCAGCTACATATAATTTTTCAATTACATTTGTAATTAAACTTGAATTTTGAAATGTACTAGGATCTTCAATAGAATAATTTTGATTTACATAAATATTTGAATAACAATTACATTTAGAAATACAATGTATAATTATATCTCTAAAAGATTTTACTTTCATATTATCACTATCAATTTGTGTATATACATAATTTTTTAATGTTGATAATCCATCTATTGCCTCAATTGTTATTTTTTCATATTCATTTGTAAATGGTTGATTATAAACATTTGGTGTTACATATCCAACCCATTCTATTTTATTTGTATCTAAATTACTTAACGTACATTTAACATCCTGAGCCTTACTATTATATAAATCAGTTAATAAAACATCGGAAATAATTTCAATTGAAGCATTAGATAATTTAAATGGCTCATATAAATTATTATCATTATTATTATATTCAATTCTAATTGGTGCTTCTGAAAATATTATTTCAGCAGTACCACTTGAACTTGAGCTTGAATTTTTTATATCAAATTCAATTTGATAATTTGTTCCGCTTATATTTTGAAATTGTCCTATATATGTCATAATTGTATTATGTTAATTTATGTATTCTTCTTTATATATATGTATATATAACGTCAGATTTATAATAATAGGATAATACACATAAATAATATATTATCCTATTATATATATAGTTATATAATTTACTATCTAACTCTACTTTTTATATTATTATAATTATCTAATGTTGCTTTTAAATATTTTCCATCTATAACAAATTCTATTTTTTCAGGTTTATTGTTTATTGTTTTATTATTATTGTTATTTAACATATTAAATAACGTTCCTTGTTGATCAGTATTCAATATCATTTCACCAGAATTTACACGTGCAATTAATTGGTCTCCAGATGTTTGATTACCACCAACGATACCACCATCTTGAAATTTTGGAATTTTTGAAAAAAGAGCCATGGCTGCTGCTGCTGCCGTTGCCATTAATATCAAGTTAAGTGGAAATGGAAATTTAGCAGCGGATGCAACTGCTGTTGATGTTCCCTTTGCTTGTTCTGATCCTGCCTCTACTGTATTTGCAGCAACATTTGCTTTTGTATTTGCAATATTAGTAGTAGTTGCTAAAACACTAGCCTCTGCAGAAGCAGCACTATTCTTTAATTGTTCTGTTGCAGATTCTCTATCTATTGCAGCTTCTGTCTTTTTTGCAGATGTTAGAGCATTTGTTACATTTGTTAACTCTTTAACCATCTTAATCATGGACATTATATTGTCCAATGTGTTTGTGAAAGCGTCCCAAAGTGCCAAAAATTTTTGAAAGTCATTTGTATGAATATCATTTATAGCATTTTTAACATTATTGAATGCATCATAAAGATTTTTTGCACCACCTGCAACATTTTTTACTCCTTCATATAAGCCTTCATTCAGCTGATTTTGCATATCTTTAATATCTTGCTTTACTTGTTCTATTTTAAGTGCTTTATCAAGACTATCAACTTCTTTCATTTTTTCATTAAGATAATCAATTAAATCGTCAGCCTGATGATGAAATTTTTCTTTTAATTCATCTAATGTTCCATTTTCATTTGCTTTTCTAATTTCTTCTTGAATATCTATATTTTTAAATTTACCACTTGCTGAATCAATAACTGATTTATCATTATTAATTTTATCTTCTATTTTTTCTGCATTAGTTTTCTTATAATCAAATGTGTTATCAACAGGTGTTTCTTTTATGCTTGAAATTGAATAATCAATTTTTAATAATTTATTTCTTTTTTCTCCTAATGTTGATAATAGTTTTTCTTGTTCATCTGTAAGTTTGCCTAAACTTAACATATACCGCATTTGTGATTCTACTGTGTTTAATGTAGCATCATTTAATTCATATTGATTTATAATACCATATTTAAATTCTTTGTTAAGTAAATCAATACTTTTATTAAAATCATCTGTATGTTGTGTATAATCGAAATTTTTACTTTGCTCTGTTAATTCCTTATAAAATTTATTATTTGCTAAATCAACATTTTTAATACCTCTTAAACTCTTAATAGTTTCGTCAGTTAAATCTTTCATTGAAGAATTGTATTCTTCTTGTGTAATTATTCCTTTATCAAGTTGTTCTTTTAATTCTGCTGCTTTATCATTATAATCATTTGTTATATGGGTTATTAATGGCTCCATGGCTTTTTTAATTCCTTGAAGAAATGGATCATGTTCTAATTTTTCTTTTGATTCAATAGCAGCTCCTTTTTTATAAGTACTATCTTGTAATTCATAAAGTTGTTTATTATATTCTTTTTGGGAAATAACATTATTTTCTAATTGATTCTTTAATTCTCTTAATTTTTTATAATATTCTTCTTCTAACTTTTGTCTTTCAGATTTAGGTTTTTCACCATTACCATCACCATCGCCATCTCCATCTCCTAAATTAGTTTTATCTTTTTCAATCAAAGCATTAGCATTTTTTACAGCAGTATTAACTTTAGATTGTGCATTATTAACAATTTGCATATCTGAATATACCTTAAATAAATCTATGTCAATATTACCTGGTACGTCAAGTAGACTATGTCCTTTAAATGCTGCAACCAATTGATCTTGAAAATCTTTACTAAATCCTTCTTTTTTTCTTTTCTCTGCAAGATCTTTCATTTTGTCACTACTTAGATTGTATTTAGCACTTATATCATCAATTTCAGCATTTTTTTGTACAATTTTATTAATATAAAAATCTTGCGTTGCTGTTGCTTCTAATAATTTAATTCTATCTGCAACTATTTTATTAATATCGCCTTCATAAGTCTTTTGAAGACCCAATAGTTCCAATATTTTTTTATGTGCTGCCTGTTGTTGGTCTTGTGTACTTTTTTTATCATTCATTATTGACAATTCTGCTTGTAAAGTCAATATTTCACTACTATGATCAGATGCATTTTTTGCTTTTTTTTCTTCATCTAAATAATCAGAATAAGCTTTATTAATTTCATTTTGTTTATCAAGCCATTCTTTTAAATGAAGTACAATTTCAGAAATAATGCTGATAAAAATCATCGGGCCTAAAGAATAAAATAGTTTTGTAGCAGAAACTCTAATAGTATCAAAAAATGCCTTACTTCTCGCTGATAAAAATCTCATTGCAATTTCCTCTTTTTCAGCAAGTGAAGTGGCAGCTGCTGCTTGCCTCAAATAAAATTTTTCAGTGGCTTCAGTTATCTCATGATAGGTATTAAGAAATTTTCTAAGTCCTTTTCCAATTATTACGCCAGTGACTATCGAAACTATAAAATTACCCACTTCTTGGATATGCTCTTCAATAAAATTAACAATATTAACTGTTCCGTCAATTATACCTTTATAAAATTTTTCAAATCTTGTACTTTTAGTCAATTCATCAAAGGCGTTATTAAGTCTATTTATAGATCCTTCTAGCGTATTAGTCTCAACGCCTTTATTAATTTCATTTAAATATTTTCCAACATTTACTAAAACTTCACTTGATACTGCTTTTCCACTTTTTAACATTGTGGCAAATTGTGAGTTTGTCATTCCTAATGCTTTGGCAAAAATTTCAGTAGATCCAGGTATTTGACCTATTAGTCTTTGAAAATTTCGACCAGAAATTGTACCAACTGTCATCATTCTAGTCAAAGCCTCAAATGTACCATCTAATATTTCAGTGCTACCACCCATTTTTGTGACTTGACTTGCAAAACCTGAAAATATAATTTGTTGATCTTTCATGCTCATATTGCTTCCCTTAGCTGCTTGTGAAAAGCGTGCATACTTCATTGTCAAATCATTCACAGAAAGACCAAATTTGTTTGCGGTTTCAATTAGAAATCGTTGATTTTTAACAAGTTCATAACTTGTATTACTTACATTTTTAAGTACCTGATTTGCAGCCGATGATTCTTTTGTTACTTCTATCATTTTTTCAAGTAAAGCACTAAATCCTAAACCAACACCAAATATACTAGCCAACTCAATGCCTCTCATTTTAATTTCATTAAAACTACTCAGCAATTTGTTTTTACCACTTTGAAATTTTTCTGTTAAAAGATTTACAGCAACTGCGAAACTTAAATTAGCCATAATTATTGTATTTTATTATTTGTATTATTTATTCTATCTATTAATTCTTTGGAATTTTTCATTATTTCATCAAAATTATTTTTTATCTCCTCATCTGTTTTTTTAATTTCTTCATTTTCTTCTTCAAGCTCCCAAAAGAATGGATAAATTTTTTGTGGATTATCAAATTTTTTTGCATCAATATGTGGTAACATGGTTAAATATGCAAACAATCTTTCTTCTTCTAATTCTTCTTTTCTTTTTTTATTATATGCATCGATATAAAGATGTAGTTCTTCGATTGTTAAATCATTCATAACATAATTAACATCCATTTTTAAATATACAACTAAATAAGATGCTATATCTTTTATATATACAATTTCTTTATTCTTATTTTCCTTTTTATTATTTTCTTTGTTCTCATTTTCTTTATCATCATTTTCTTTGATTATAAACTGATTTGTATATGATAATAATTTTGAAAATTTATCACTTATTTCTTGGGATAATTTATCACCATTTTTCATTATATCATAAAATTCTTCATATAACATTATTATATCGTTATTACTTATAACAATACAATATAATAAATTCATAACATCATCTACATCACCATAATCAATATTATTGTAACTTTTTTTAGTTAACAATTCATATTTTATCATACTTTTTATATTTAATTTTATATTCATAGTATATATTTTTATTTAATTATTTTTAATTTCTATTTTATATTATATATGTACTTTTTATGTCAGATATAATATATAAAAAAAAAGATTGATATAAATCAATATATCAACCTTTTTCTATTTTAAATGTTATTATTTTTATTATTAAGTGGTAACTTGTACAAGTGCTCCGCTACCTTGTAAGTTGATAGAACATGTAACTATTTGATTATCTTCGGCCTTCAATGATAAACTCGTTATATTAGCAGTTCCTGAATATAAACCTTTGCTCATGGCAAATGTTTGAGAATCTGTAGTTGTTCCAACCACAAAATTAAGTGATTGACCAGCTAACATAATACCTAACAATGTATTATAAGATGTATCACCGCTTGCTGGAGTGTACAAAAAGTCTGATGTTATAGTATAAGAAAGCATGCCAGTCATACTTGCTTTAAACTTTCCGCTCATTTTATTTGTGGTGTCAATTTCGGCCCCCGTCACTGTCAAATCAAGGGTCTTTGCAAAGGCAATAGGTTCATTATTAACATATAACATTAAACTATTACCTAAAATTAAATCTGTATTTACGTTGTATCCCATTTTTTTATTATTTTAATTGTTTTATTATTTATTATATTTATTTTTATATTACTTCAAATAATAATATTTGAATATATTTTTTATCTTGATAATCTTCTGTACTATCTTTTAATAAGCATTTATACATATAATTATCTGTATTATAATGTGTTCCTTCTATAATTTTATTTACTATTTCTGTTATTTGAATTGACCTATCATAGTCTTCACTTACAATAGCAAAAAATATTTTACATGTTTCTAAGGTTATTATATCAGATGCATATTCTTTTGAATATTGATCTCTATAATATATTATAAAATCTCCAAGTGTTTCCTCAGGAGCTATTACTGGAAATATATTTGTTCCAACCAATGAAGCCAATTCATCATTTTGTAATAATAATTTTCTTATATCGGTTGTAATAGAAAACTTTGAAAATCCATTTATAATTGTCATAATTATCACCTATTAAGTATTCTTGTTATTGCTCTTTCAATTCCTGTAAATATATTTTCGATTGCTTCATTTTTATTGCTTTCTATTGAATCAGTCCAGAATCTATTACCCTCTACCTTACCTCTATTGTATCCTTTTTTGGTTGTTCTTTCTTGTGTCCCTCTATCAACTAAGTGTGCATGTGAACCTTTTGAGTTAAATCCTGCAAGAACGCCTAGCTTTTGACGCTTCAATTTATTTCTAAATGATCTTAATAAATTTCCTGTTACACCGCTTCTATTTTTCATTCTTTCTTTCAAATTAGCACGTCCTTTTCGTATAAATAAAGCCCCAGCGAACTTTAATCCTGTTTGAACTGCTTTATCTTTTTGAAAACTATTTAAATTTTCAATTGAACGATATACTCTTTCTAAATCAATAATGCTAATTTGTAATTCCATATTATGTATTAATTTTTTGAATCGTGATTGAAATAGTATTATCAAATTTATTATTTTCAGATGATATGATTCTATATTCGGTGTTATTATAATTGACTATTAAATTATCATTAAATAATTTATTATATCGTATTTTAAATTCTAAATAATTTTCGTGAAATATTTCCTTTGCTTCAACTTTGAAACCTCCTTTTTCGCTTATTTTTGATGCTTTACAATTAAATATATTATTTTTTACTTTTGTAATTGCACCAGAAGAACTTTGTTGTGATACAATTTCAAAAAATTTCAAATAATATTTCATCGTTCCAATTGCTAACATATAATTTAATTATTATAGTTTTTATAAAAATCTAGTAAATATTCAAAATTGTAAGGTATTGCTAATGTTTTAGTTGAAAAACTTATCATTTCACGGTTATTATACAAATTACCACACATTAATAACATGGCCTGCATTAAAGGCTTAGGTAATACACCTTTATTATCAGCAATTATATCATCTAAATTAGAATTAACATGAAGTTGTACAACTTCCTCAGCAACATCACCCAGTTGATTTAGAAAATCATCCTCA